CACCATCGGGTACGCATAAAGCTCGTTGGCCTCGATGCGCCACTTACCGAGTTGGGCCGCATCCGTTTGGTTGCGCGCCGCTTCTTCGCCGACCCATTGGGCGTCCATTTCGCCATTGTCGATCGGGCCCTCCAGTTCATCGGTGCCGATCGTTACGACCGATGCCAGTTGGCGCATCGGCGTGGTTTCATAGATTTTGCGAACCATGCGCCCGGACGTGTCCGGCGATACGAGATAGCCACCGGCTGGATCGGTGCCCACACTGAGCGTAGTCGTCTTGACCTCTTGGGGATTGCGAAGCCAGGCGTTCATATCGGCCTTGTACTCGCGGGCCTGGTCGACCGTCACGGCGGCCTTGATCCCCGCGCGTTCGGCCCAGGCCTTGATGTCGGCCGCTTCCTTGTCGCTCAGGCCGCCACCGGACAGGCGCATGCGGCCCATCTTGGCTTCCAGGTCCTTGTTGGCCTCGTCCGCCTTCCTGATCTTGTCCGCGATGTCGTCGAGCGACTTGCTCAGCTTTTCGACCGTGTCGCGCGTTACGGCATCTTCGCCCAGCTTCTTGACCTGAGCCTGCAGCTTGTCGTTTTCGGTCTTGAAGACCTCCCAAGTCTTAGCCTGTTCATCGAACAGCTTTTTGACCTCGGTTTCATCGAACGCCATGTTCGTGTTCCTTTGTGAATGAAGGGGTTAAGCGCGAAGCGCGCGGAATCGCTCGGTAAGAGCGGCGATCTCATCCGCGTCCGCCTCGTCGCGTAGGCCGGTCAGGGATTTGAAGCCCGAAGACGCGATCGCTTTCGCTTGGGCATGCGAAAACCCGCCTGCGTCCCGCAGGAAGGCTTCGAATTCTCGGATAGAGGAGAACCCACCGGCGCCTTTGACGCCATCGGCGCGCGCCTTGGGGTTCATCGGGAAGGTGACGACGGAGATTTCCGGCAGGTCAGCCGCCTTGATCGTGCGCCGCGGTTCGCCATCCTTCGAACCATAGGTAACGTCGCGGGCGATATAACCGATCGACAGGCCGTCCAGCACGCCGGCCTTCATGCCCTCGTAGATGTATTGGCCCTTTTGGGTGTTCAGCGCGAACAAGCGGCCGGCGACCTTCAGGCCGGTGTCGTCTTCTTCGATCGACGTCCATTCGCCGATCGGGATCTCGTCTTCGGTTCCCCAGCCCATGCCATGCTGCAACAGCATCTTGGGCGTCATCGTCTTGATCGTCTTGGCGAAAGCGCCCTTGACGATCATGTCGCCGCCAAGGTCGACATTGCCGAACACGGCGCCGTAGCCCGTGAAGGTGCCAGGCGCGGTGTCATCCGCCGCGAATTTGACTTCGAGGCGGCCGTAATAGTGGTCGATCATGGATATCAATCCTGAGGCTTGTCAGGCTTCGGCGTCGGCGCCGTGCCCAAGGGCTGACCCAGGACGGCCGCGTCGCCGCCCTGCGGGTTGTAATCTTCTTCGTCGCGCACCTCGTCCTGCGTGAGGAACGGCCGGCCGCCGCCAGCGCCAAGCGCTGTCGCATAAAAGGCCGCGCGATCCTTGGCGGCGCCCCGCAACAGGGCCTTGGGGTCAAGGTGCGTGTAGAGGCCGGTATCGTCGCGAACGCCCAACAGATTGACGTCGGCCGATTGCTCGATGCGCTCGTACCAGGGCATCAGCGTGTGCGTGACATGGGCCAGGAACATCTGTTCGGCGCTGGCGTACGTGTTCGACTTTTCGGCGACACCGATCATGAGCGGCATGACGCGCATCGCCCGGGCGACCTCTTCGAGCTGGAACTTGCGGTTTTCCAGCAATTGCATGTCCGATCCGGACAACTGCATGGGTATCCACTTCGCGTTGCGGTCGAGAATGAACGGCTTGCCGGCGCCATTCTTCGCCGCACGTTCGGCATATTCGACGAGCTTCGTGTATTGCTCAGGCGTCAACGAACCTTCGACCGAATAAACACCGGACGGCCGTGCCGCATTCTTCTGAAAGCTGGCGCTCGTCTCTTCGAGAGACATCGACAGGCCGATGGCCTCGCGTGCGAGCTGAACGGCCTCCATGCCAAGCCATGAATTCCATGACGGGCCGCGAACGTGCCACACGTCTTCCTGAGGCAAGGTCAACTGCGTACCGTCCTCAAGCGTGATCCGATACGTCAGCGACAGATCATTGTTCCGGGTAACCGTGACACTGCCCGGCATGACCGGAATCAGTTCGCGGATCTCGCCGCGCACCCTGTTCTTGACCGAATAGTGGTTATTGGTCAGTACCAGGTGCATCAGCATCGTTTCGCGATACTCAAATGACGTCTGCCAACTGTTCGGGCGACGGTTCAGGACGCTGTAAAGCGCGTTATCCGTCGCCCGGTCGGCGCCGATGCCGCCGGCCCGCTGGCGCATGACCCGCCAAGGGACCTGTGCGACGCCTTCGGCGATGACACGGGCGCAGGCCAGGACTGCGGTCACCTCAAGGGCCGTCCGCCAGTTGACCAGCTTACCGCTATGGGTTTCCCGGTATCCGAACATGGCACGTTCGAACCAATCGCCGCCGACGTCTTGGGCCTTGCGGCCGACGAGGCGGTCGATGAAGCTGCGGATCAAGGGGTCACTCCCAAAACGATTTCTCTTCGACGGCTTCACCGGTCGTGGCGAAGCCGATGGCCATGGTGGCGGCGACAGCCAGGTCGATCCGGGCCGTCGCCTTGCGCTTTTCGAACATGCGAAGCCCGGTCGGGCTCTCCCAAAGGGCGACCGACATGACGGCCGCGCGTAGCGGCGGACTGATGAAAATCCTCAGCCGGCGCTCCAAAAGCAGTTGCTCGATCGCGTTGATGCTATCGGGCATGTACAGTTGGACGGGCGCGTCCTTGCTCAGGTGATTGATGCCCTGCGGATGCCGGTAAACCGGCAATGGACACCCCTCAGCGTCAAGTTCTTGCTGGAATTTCTGGTAATTCCAGTTATCGTAACAAAGGCCCTGGCTATCGTAGTGCAGGGTTTCGTTGGTCAGGTCATGGGCGATGAAGTCGAGCCGAACGACCGGCCCGGGCGTATCGGTCAGGTAACCCTGCGACGCCCATAACTCATATGGCGCCTGATCGCGCTCAGACCGTTCGCGGATCGTGCTTTTGGGCGTGTATCCGTGCGCCCAAAGTACGTATTTCGGCCGTTTTTCATCGTCGAAGCCGTCTTCGAACACCTTGGCGCGCGCCGACATGTCAGAAACAAGCCCGATATCAAGGCTATCCCAGCACCGGCGCCCGGCCATCTGCTCAAGCGTCAGCGTTGGATCTTCCGCCGCTTTCCAGACTTCGGGCGCGATCCAGACTGTTTCACCTTCCGTCCAGACGCAAAAATTCAGCCGCGCGATACTGTTACGCTTCGACGGCATCTTGCGCGCCATCGCGACGCGCTTGCGCAGGTAATCCCGATCAAGGATGACGTCCAAAAGCGGGTTGACCTTGACCCAACAGGATTCGTCGGTCAGCCAGTCGTCGCCTTCGTCGAGCGAACAGACGAAACTGAAGGTTTCGTCGTCCTCGACTTCGCCGGCCGCGACCTTGACAGCGTGTGACCGCTCATCCCAACACACGCCGGTCTGGCCTGTGCCGCTGTTCGTCGCCATGGCAATGAACGGCTGTTCGCGGAACTTGAAGCCCGCCTCCAGCATATTCACCGTGTCAGCCGACCGGTGTTCGTGCAGTTCGTCGATCAGCGCAAAGTGCGGACGCGGGCCCGACTTGCCTTCATCCGAGCTGATCGGCTTGAATTCGCACTTGCCGCCGCGCTTCGAGATATAGGTCAGCGCCCATACCGGATCGACGCCGCTCTTCTTGACCTTGGCGGCGATGGCCGGCGACTGGTCGACGATGGCCACAGCGTCTTTGAAAAGGACCATGGCCTGGTCTTTTTTCGACGCCGCGGCGTAGATTTCGGCCCGGGGCTCATTGTCGAACATCAGGCCGATCATGCCGATGCCGGCTAGAAGCGGACTTTTGCCGTTTCCCTTGCCCTCTTCGTCGTACATCCGGCGAAAGCGGCGTTTGCCGTTCGCCTTTTTCCAGCCGAAGATGGACCCGACGCGAAAGGCCTGCGATGCGTGAAGCTCGAATGCCCTCCCTTCGAATTTCCCGCCATTCAGCCGGAAATACTTGGGAAACA